GAAGCTCACAGAGACCACCAAGACATCGGAGCCCCTGGAGGTGCCCACCGATGATCTGGACCTCGACGAGCTGACCTCGAAACTCTCGGCCCAGTTTGGCGAGGATGAAGGCAAGGCACTCGCAGATGTTCTCCAGTCGGTCGTTGGCCCTCTCCGCGAGGAGAACCGGGCAATCAAGGAACTCATCGAGACTGCGCGCAAGCGTGGCCAAGAGGAGATCTCCGACCGCAACCGGAAGCGTCTCGCGAAGCAACTCCCCGCGCTGAAGGAAAACGCCGATGCCTGGAGTTCCATCCAGCGCTCGGCGCTGGAGGCGTGGCAGAAGGATCCTCAGAAGTTCTCTACGGCAGAGGATGCCTTCGATGACGCCTTCCAGAGACTCTATGGAGGGATGATCCCGCCTGAGCCCGAGCCTGCTCCGGCCAAAGACGAAGCCAAGGAGAAGGCGCGGATTGCAGCATCCGCGATTACTCAACCCAATTCTCAGAAGCGCGAGCGTGTCTATACGCCCATCGACGCGCACAAAGCTGCCTTCGCGGCCCTTCTGAAGAACCCGGACGACGTTGCAGGCGCGCAGCGAGCTTTCACTCGCCTGACGCCTCAATAGGAGACTGATTCAATGTCGGGCACCTCCATTCAGCTTCACAACAACTTCATCGAGTCCACTGGACCGCTGTACGTCACGAGCCCCGATGGGGTCATCAACGACGCGCAACGGAACAAGTCGTACTCGATCACGGGCCTCATGGGAGGCGACCGTGGCAAGAAGAAGATGGTCCAAGGCGGGCGAGACATTCGCTTTGCCTCGATCTTCGAGACTGGTCAGCGCACGCGCTTCCACCAGCCTGGCGCAACGCAGAACTGGGCGCAGCCCCAAAAGCTCGTCCACGGCGTAGCTCAGTGGCGATTCCTCATCACGGACATGTCTTGGAACCTCCAGGACGTGGAACTCTCCTTGGCGGGCGTCGGCGAAAGCCAGATGTTCGACAAGTTCGTGGACATGAAGCGCAACTACGAGCAGGTAATGTGGACCGACAAGTGGGACTTCATGGAGGAGCACATCTGGTCTGAGCCAGACTTCACCGAGATGGAGTCCACCGCTGGCGGTGAGCTTGGCAAGATGTACTCGATTGCCGCGTTCATCAACGAATACGGTAACGGTCTCTACAACTCTGCCGGCTCTGCTGGCACCGCGTGGACGACCATCGAGGGCATCGACCCGACTTCGACCGCGAAGGGCCAAAACCGCTTCGTTCAGAACAGCATCACCTACTCGAACGAGGGCACGAACTCTGCCACCAGCGCTCAGGCTCAAGCCAACTCGATCATGGGCGCCTTCCGCAAGGCGTGGATCAAGTGCCACTTCGAGAAGCCGCCGAACCACGGCGAGTACTACTCGAACCCGGCCTACGACAAGCAGCAGTTCTTCACCTCGCCTGAGGGGCAGACTGCTTTCACGACCCTGCTGACGCAGTTCCAGGACACGTTCGTCATCGAGGGTCGCCAAGACCCTGCGTACCCGGACCCGTCCTACAACTTCATCCCGGTGAAGTTCGTGAATGCGTTGACTGACGCGCCGCTGTACCCGAACCACACGACCTTGGCTTCGGCCACGGACAACGTGACGGAACACGGCACGATCACCAACAACAAGAACGGGCCTCGCTTCTACCTCATCAACAGCGAGTACCTGTACCCCACCTTCCACGACACGTACTTCTTCCTTCGCGGGAAGGTGCGTGAGCACTTCAACGACCCTGACACGTTCGTCGTGCCGGTTCGCACCTGGGGCAACCTCATCTGCCCCTCGCGGATGCGCCACGCCCTGATCTCTCCGCAGAATGCTCGGTCGCTCTACTCCAACCTCTACAGCTAGAAAGGAGACACTCACATGTTCTGGCTTATGAAACCCGCTGGTGTCCCCGATTCTGTCGGGGGTCTGGCTCCCATCGACTTCCCCGAAGTGGTGTGCATGAATCGCTCTGGCGGTACGCACATCAAGGGCGAAGTGGTGGCTCTTGCGTTCCGCCCTGGAGTTGCTACCGAGATCGCCACGAACGACTCGAACAGCTACCGCCCTGGGGCTTCCAATGACACCGTGTGGAACACTGTTGTTGACCCCATCACCAACATGATCCTGCTCGGCGGCGCCAACAAGGTTGCCACCGTCTTCGGTGTCTGCCAGACGGACTCTGTTGCTGACAACACGAAGGGCTCTTACAAGTTCTTCGGGTTGCTGGAGCAGGCATTCGTCGCTCGCGTTTCTGGCGCGACCGTTGTTCCTGGAATGGCGCTCACCGTGACGCTGACCAACAGCTTCACGAGCGTCTTCGCCACGAACTCCCCGGCTGTCGCCACATACCTAGACATCTCTGGCACCAACACGGCCCGTCGCCTCCGCCGCGTGCTTCTGCACAACGGCATGGTTCCGTCTCCGTGGGGCACCGCAGCTACGACCTAGCACTCCTCTCTCCGCTCGGGTCCCGCCCCTCGCTCATCCTCAGGCGGGTGGCGGGACCCTTTTCTTGAGGCTCCAAGATGTCCATTCAGGTTTCTAGGATCCTGGAGAACATGCGCCACGCGCTCGGCGGTGGCGACCTCTCCGTGGAGCTGGATAAGTTCCAGGTGCTCAACGAGGCCGGTGAGTACCTGCACTCCATGCATCCGTGGAACTGGGCTCGAGGCCGCTCCGCGCTGCTGGACCTCCGTGGCGCTCTTTCTGGTACAACGGCCACATGGACAGCGGCAACCAAGACGCTCACCGAGGCAAACGCCTACACCGACTACGCCTTCTTGGCCGGGGATCAGATCGAGATTCTCGACGGCACGGGAGCCACGATTGGCGTGTACACCGTCGCCTCGCGAACCTCAGCGAACGCGCTCGTACTCTCGACCTCGCTGTCCGCCGTGGACCTGGCGACCGGGGACATCTCCTGGCAGATCTTCCCCTCAACGATCGCCCTGCCTGACGACCTGCGAGACATCATCTCGATCGCCTCGGCCAAGACATCCAGCATGAACCGGGTGTGCATGACGAGCCTGGATGTCATCAACCAGAACCGCGGCGGCAACGTCACCATGCAGAGCCCTGCGCTCTACTACGGAGCGGTGGTCTACTCCGGGGCCACGCCTGGGCCGATTCTCGAGCTATGGCCTGCGCCTGGAGCCAACGAGACGGGTGCCTTCCGCATCTTCTACACGGCGCGCTGGGTGCGCCAGACAGGCGACTTCGGGATCATCGCCATCCCCGAGTTCATGGAGAACCTGCTCACCTTCATCGCCCGCGCCTTCGCGCAGGGCTACGAGCGTGAGGGTGAGGCCAGCCTCCATGCCCGCCTAGCCGAGATCCAGCAGAGCCCCGTCTATGCCGCTGCGGTGCGCAGCGATGGCGAGGTCCAGCCGACGCATGGCAGACCGCGTGGCGGTGGCGCCGAGGTCTGGGGGCGGCGTAGGCGCTACGGCGGCTTCAACAGCCTCATCAACCTCCCTGGACAGCCCATCTAGCCATGCTCAACATCTGCAAAGAAGACGGGACAGCGGTGAAGTTTCCGATCGTGTGTCCACATTGCGACCAGACCTACTGGCATGAACCTGGAGGGGTAATCGAGGTTCAAGATGAATGCCGGAAGGCGATCTTCGCGCAGCGTCGCGCTGGAGCCAGGGATGAGGGCACAAAGTTCTGGATGTCGATACTTTCAAACGGCATCCGCCAGGGCCGCTCCAAGTCCGGGCAACCCGTCTAATGGTCGCAGTCCCCGACAGCGAACGTCGCCCAGGCGCAGTTCTTCTTCGAGTACGGCTTGCCGTCGTCAGCGACGACGATGCGCTTGAGCCCTACGTTGTCCTTGCCCATGTCGGCGAAGAAGTTGACGAAGGATTTCTGCCATGCTCGGCAGAGCGCGTGCCCCTTGGCCTTGGCGCCATTCTTGAGCTTGGCGTAGGCGTAGTATTCTGGGGAGTTCCGCATGCCGTGGCGCTCGCCTTGGGAGCATCCACAGCTCTTGGTTCTGGACTGAGTGAGAGCGTGGGTGGAGAGGAGTCGCATTTCCCCGCAGGCGCACCGGCACGTCCAGCGGCGGATGGATTTCCCGCCCGCTGCGCGAGTTCGATCACCTTCCTCGACGACCGTGAGCCGCCCGAAGCGTCTGCCGATGAGGTTGAGACGTTGCGTCACCATAGAGGGAATCATGCCTGAGGGTCTGCTTCCCGTCCAGTGGCCTTTCGGGGGGCTCTCAGAGAACCTCGGCTTCTCCGAGCAGAAGCTAGGCACCGCCAGGGAGTACCAGAACGTCCGTGGGGTAGACCCACGCACGGGCCGCCTGCGAGGCGCCAAGCGCTCAGGGCAGTCGAAGTACCTCACCAGCCCGCTGAAGACGACCGGCACCAAGGTCCAAGACCTCCTCAGCTTCTTCGTGGACAACCGGCTGGTGTCCTACTCGGCCATCGCCAGCGGCTCAGAGACAAGCACCTGGGGCACGGCTACGCCTTCCGAGAGCGACTGCTATGGCGTCCAGGTTGACCGGCAGGGGAACGTCTACGCGCTCGATGGCAACGCTGGGATCGTCAAGTACTCGGCGGATCAGGTGAAGCTGTGGCAGCTTTCCCTGCCGGTTGGAGATCCCAACCACCTTGTCCGCGCCTTCCACGTTGACGAGTTCGACCGCATCTACGCTGGGGTCTCGTCTGGAGGAGACCAGGAGAAGGCCAAGCTGTTCTGCTACGAGCAGCTGCCGGACAACAAGACCGAGCAGCTCTGGGTCATCGAGACGAAGACCTACATCGAGCAATGCATCACGGCTCAGGACAAGCTCTACACCATCCAGAACCAGACGGACCGCAAGCGCGCCTACGTCCGCATCTATGGCTTCATCGACGAGGCCAACCCGGAGCAGGTCAACCAGTGGCGGGTTCCGTACCCGGCGAATGACATCGACGTGAAACCGGATGGCTCGGTGCTGGTGGCGTGCGAACCCGCCGGAGACACGACGGGCCTCTACTGGCGAGCCCCGGATCCCAAGTACCCCGAGTCTTCGCCTGACTCCGTGGACTGGACGCCCTCGCAGCTTGCCAACGCCGACCGCCGCATCTGGGCCTGGTACAAGGGCGACGATATCGACCAGACGGACCTAGTGACGGACATGGCCGAGGGGGTCGAGATCGCGCGCTGGCGCGACAGCTCCAAGAACTACCGCCACTTCACAGCGCCCTACGACGACGCCCTGGACGACACCGGGCCGCAGTTGGCGCTGGACAGTTACCTGGGGCATGTCGGGGTGCGTTTCACGCAGCCGAACAACCTCTCTGCTCCACAGAACCCGCCCTTTCAAGCTCTGCGCACGCTGCCGAACTCTTCCATCTCGAAGACGTTCGCCGACCAGCAGCGCACCATGCTGCCTGGGTACACGGATTCGGCCTTCGCGGTCTACATCGTCTGCCGCCCCTCCAAGACGGAACAGAGCGGCGAGACAATCAAGCCGCGCTGGCTGTTCGGGCAGGACCGCGATAACGCCGCCAGCGGATCTGACGATCACATCCTCTTCGTCAACGCCAACGACAACAACGGCGTAAGCCTTCCTCCAACGACAAGCTCGGGGGGGGTCCACTGGTTCACCGGCCAGACAGCCCTCGTTGGAGGCGGAGGATCTGGTGGCGTAATCAACGCCGGAGTCTTCGACAACCGGAACGACTCAGGGACGAACCCTGACGGGTCAGTGACGACCCTCGGCCAGTTGACGATCATCCACATGATCTGCGACGGCCAGGTGGCGAACTCTGACACCGTGAAGTCGCTGTTCGGCATCAACGGCTCGCCGATCGACAAGTTCACGTCGCGCTCTCAGGTCACTCTGCGCCCCACCTACCTGGGCATCTTCCGCGCCACGCAGGGCGCCGACACCAACCCGACGACAGGCGTTGAGGGCTTCCTGGGCGATGTCCTGGAGATCGTGGTGCTCGACAGGAATGACCGCAACGAGACCAGCCCTACGAAGCTGATTCTTACCGCAGACAACCTGGAGGAGACTGACCCTGGCGTAGCGCAGACGATCAACGAGCACACCTGCATGGTGGGCTACTTGGCGCACAAGTACGGCGCGCAGGTCACGTTGCCTTATGGGACGGCCGGCGTAGACAACTACCCGCACCCTTTCGGCATCACCGGCAGCAGCCCCGACCAGCTTGCTGGCCCTCCCGATCAAACAGGCACGGTCGTCTCTGCCGCTCAGGCTCTCGCCAACAAGCGCTTCGGCGCATGCATCAAGTACAGCTCCGAGGGCAAGATCGTCTGGTGCGCGAACGAGATGGAACTGGAGTCTAGTGCGCGCTCTGGCGGCTACGGGTACGCGGTGGCCGTCAACAAGGACGGCAACATCTATTCGCTTGGCCCCAGCCCTACCGGAGCGGCCGGGAATACCAAGCAAGTCCGCATGATTATCGACCAGGGGACGGACTTCTCCATCTCCACGTCTGACGGAGCTTGGTCTGCCGACTTCGACGGCAACCGCGAGCAGAGCTACCACTACCCGCGCGTGGACGTTGACGAGTTCGATAACCTCTACATCCCGTACAACCAGGTAGACGCCACGGCTGCCTCGGTGCGCGTCTACAAGAAGGACGGCACTGTCCTGCACTCGCAGGTCTTTGCCTCCCCGCAGAACGCTACGGCAGTCGCGGTTGACCGCAAGATCCCCGACTACCGGAACGACCTGACGACCAAGACTGTCGAGCAC